ACGCGATCCTGATCCTCGCCACGCGCGGTATCGGGCATCATGGTATCGGCAGTATTGTCGATATACAGGTATGCCTCCTCCAGCTGCGCGCTTACGGGAGCCAGTGCGGTATGTATGAGGCTCCCTTCTCGCTTGTCAACGTCGCTGGGGACGCGCTCCAGCATGTCCGCCATAAATTCGTTGGCGGTTTTCATGGCATCACCTCCATGGCCATTTCTTTGGTGCCATAGATGGTTGTCATTACAAAAGTAATGATCTTTCCATCAAATCCAAAGCTACTCACGCTTAGGACGCGATCGTCCTGCAGGAGAGCCTCCCGGATCATACGGGGAGCTTCAGCCTTGATATAGTCCTGGTCTTTTCCCACCAGCGACTGTAATTCGCTGCCATAGACCCAGCTATGGATGATATGCGCAAAGCGCTCGGTAAGCAGCGCGCATTGTGCAGACTGCGCAACGGCTGTATTGCCGTCTATCATGCCACCCCGAATACGGCCGGAAGTGAGATCCAGCCGCCATGTCTTCGAAGGCTGTACAGCGGCAGCCTCTTCAATCGTAATTTCAGGTATGATCATGTGGACACCGTCCGTGACGCCGTATACGGCTGCATTCGGTCAAGCAGGACATACCGTTGCTTGCCGTCAGCCCTTGGCTGCGTAATGAGCAGCACGCCATCGCCTATCTTCAGGTTATCGCGGAGTGTGGCGGTACCATGTTCCGGTACACTTACCCGGAGCCCAATTGCAGAATCAGTTACGTCAATACTCGCCTCGCTGATCACAATTTTGTCGTTAAGCTTGATCTTAAGAGGTGAAACAGAAGTGACTTCGCCGCGCTGGTACCCGCCGCGGCCTGTATCGTCGAGATATCTTTTTATGATCTGTTTCACTTGATTGGGCGTGCAAAACCCAGGCATGCGATCCCCTCCTTCATATGCATTTCTGATTTTCCGTATTGCATCGATATTTTCCCATGCGCCCATGCCCACATCACGGACTTTCCCGCATGCAGGGCAGTAGATCGTTGCCATACGATAAAAGGTGCCGGGGCTGCTTCCCGGTTTCCCCGGCCACGTTTTTACAAGATGGTATTCGTGCCGACAAAACAGACGTTTAAACATGGTTTAACCCCTTTATAAGGCCCTTTTAATTCCCATCAAGGTTAACGAAAATATGCGCAAGATCGGCCTCAGAATAGCGCTTCTGTTTATATCCCAGGGCTGCATTCGTGCTTTTCTTCACGGCTTCCTTATTATAGGTGCCCTCGATTACCTTTTGGAAATTCTCTGGCTTGAGTAGCCAATCAAAGCCGCAGCCGGTCCAGTCGCCGCTGCGGCCGCTTAAAAACTCGCTGGCCTCGGCAAGCCGGAAAACCTCCTCGAATTCTGCAATTGAGGCACGCTGCGCCCTTATTTTGCGGCGGCGCTGTTCGGTGATCGCCCGCACCTTGGGGAGGGATGGACAAAGCCGATTATAGGCGTCAACGACATCCTCCGGGTTAAGCCTGCCAGCCTTGCCGGCCTCCAGGCTGCAGCTGCCCGGCATGAGGGTGGCGTCCCCGCACGCGTCGCATGGATGAAGCTTGCATGTTTCCACATGCGCGCACATACGGCATGCGCAGGCGTTGCACTTTTCGGGCCACGGCAGCATGCAGTCACCTCCTCAAACCAACCGGAATTCTGCGCTCACGGTATGTAAATTGGACGTCCAAGTATGTGTTGCCTGCGTACATAGCAGAAAGCCCGCCAGATTGGACTTGGGTATTTTTACATATACCAGATGCCCGGCGCGGATGCTCTTGTCGCCAACCACGTCGGCCGTGAGCTTACGTGTAGGCCGGTTCTTTATCTGTAAAATCATATTGGCCTGTTCTGCCGCCTGGGCCTCGTTCATGGCCTCATCTATGAGCTCGTAATATTGGAGCAGCCCCCATCTTTTGATGGTAGAGCTGTCTTTTACGATATACAGCTCGCGTTTTCCGGTCTCTTTATTATCGCGAGCCAGCTTGATCTGGTTGTAGGTATCGCTGTCTATGCTGCGCTCATGGCTGTAATCGATAAGGTTTTCCCCCTCAGCGACGGCCACATTTACAATGCTGTTGGCGATATTGCGCAGCACGATTTGCCCGGCGACGTCCTTGAAGTAGAACATCTGCTTGGTTTTGGCTAGCGTGGTATCCAGCGCCCGGACGATCATATCCAGCATCGCTTTGTTATCTTCAATGGTTTCCCCAAGCTGATAACCAGTGTTCTGCAGCGTGCCGGTTTTAAGTCCCATATCGCGGCAGATTTGCTGCAAGATATCCGTTGCCGTGGGGTTTTCCCAGGCGTAGCTGTCGTTGGCCGTTAAATATCGCAGCTGGTCATATGCGGTGTAGGCGCATACTTCGCTTGCGCCGCTGTCCGCCGTTTTGAATACGTACCCGAGGTGGTACGGTTCGCCATCGGCCCTCAATGACACAGCGGCGCCAACATCAATGCCGAGGTCCGCGCGGAGGGGTAGCGAAAAGTCCAGGCTGCCGCATTTATTGATATTGTCCGTAAATGATATCGCCTGCGTAAGCTCGGACACGTCAAGCCGCGCACCTGGCGTCTGTATGATCAATTGGGCATCCATGCTGCTCTCCTTACGACGGCATCACAAGCGACTGTCCGGGGTAAATTTTGTTAGGATTGCTGATGACGTCCTTATTGAGATTGTATATCTCCCTCCAGCGGCTGCTGTCGCCCAGCTGCGCCTTGGCGATCGCGGAGAGGCTATCCCCGCTGCGCACGGAATAATTGCTCACCGTCGAAGGCGATCCGGTGCGCGCGGCCGTCGTCGTGACTTTTTTGGTGGTTGATCCGGAGATCGAAACCTTACGCACGCCATAGGTACGATATTCCTTAAGCTGCAGCTCATAGTAATACTCGCCAATCTGCCCGTGCTTTTCGGCGTGTTGAAATTTTTCGATGCTGCAGAGCATGTTGATTTCCGCGCCGATGCCGGTGATGATAAACCGAACCGGCTCCTGCGAGTCCAGAATTGCGTAGATACGGTTAATCCAGGCCAGCGCCGAAATCGTATCTCCATCAGCGCTGAAAGGATACTTTGTATCGGTCAGCAGGCTCTTGATGGTGAAGCCGGCCAGCTTGCGCGGTCCTATGACCGTTACCTCGCCCAGCGATATGATATCGACAGACTTGTTGTCGGCCGAAACGGCAATAGTAATATCCTCAAATGGATTGACCGGCAGCTGCACGCCATCCAGAAATGTCTTTACGGCCAAACCGGCCACCTCCTTTACGGTATGAGCTCATACAGACCGGCCACGCCCGTATCAATCTCCTCCTGTGCCTGCTCTTCCAGCACGGCCTGCATTTCCTCCAGGGTTGCGCCCTGAGTGATGTTTGCAGCCGCACTTATATTGCCGCCCTGGTAATTCAGATAGAATACATTGCTTTGCCCGGCGCTTTGCCTGAGTAATTCGGCATCCTCGCGGCTCAGGCGGACTTCGCCCAGTGCGTCCATGCTGGCCGCCAGCGCGGCGAACGTAGAAAGCGTCTCCTGTTCGGCAATATCCTTCAGGTATTTAAGCTGCTGCTCGGCGAGGTCGATCTGTTTCTTAGCGGCACCGCCGCCACCGCCGCCACCACCGCCGCCGTTATCATTTACGCTGGTATCGCCGCCGCCCTGCCCGGTATCCGTACCGGCCTGCACCTGATCCGCCGCGGCCTTGGCGGCCGCATCGGCCTGCCATTGCTTATAGTCCTCTTGAAGCTTCGCCTCGCGGTCCGCTGCCTTTTGGTTAGCCTCATTGACCATGTCTGCGATTTGCTGGTCGCGGGCCTGCTTATTGGCTTCAGCCTGGGCTTGCGCGGCCGCACCAAACCCCACCTGTTCTATGGCAGCGATTGAAACGCCGGGGATCTTGTTCAGCTGCTCTATGAGCCAGTTTATGGCGCTTATTACGCCGTTCACCATGCTTTCAACTATGGTGAGCACATTAGCTTTCGCCGTATCAAACGCATTCGCAATGCCATACCCGACGTTCGTAAATCCAATTCCGACAAGGTCAATGAAATGGAGTATTGAATTCCATATGCGGATTATTGCGGCCCTGAAATCAATATTGGTTTGCCAGAGCTTATAAATGTACATGCCAAAGGCAACCAGAGCGGCTATCACGGCCACGACCGCCAATATGATCCACGTCAACGGGCATGCGAAAAGCGCGGCGTTGAGCCCCCATTGTGCAGCCGTCGCGCCGATTGTTGCGCCGGTTGCAAGCATCGTAGCTGCGCCTTTTATTGCCTCGACTGCTGCGATCGCCGTGGCTACGCCTTTATAAATTAGATATGCTGCCGTTATAAACCCCACTGCAGTTGCAATTCCTGCTAAGATAGGTTCGAGCGTGGTCCAATTTGAGGAAAAATACTGATATGTATCGGCCGCCGCCTGTGTGACCTTCATAAGCCCGTCTACAATCCCATTGATCATGATGGCCATATTATCCAGCATGACCATGCCTTGCGGGGTATTCAGGTAATCATATACCTGCGATGCCTTTTGAATAATTCGATCGAATGCCTGCCCAGGCTGCAGCAGGCGCTCGCGGAGCGCACCGATCTTATTGCCTATGAGATTAGTAACCTGACCAAAGGTGACCGGCATCTTGGCAAAATCTGCGTCGATCTGGTCACTCATTTTCATTATAGCCGTTGCGATCTTTGCCGACGTCAGCTCACCATCCGCGCCCATTTGCTTGAGTTGCCCGCGGGCTACGCCGAGCCCGTCGGCAAGATAATTCATCAGCATAGGGGCAGTCTCGGAGAGGCTGCGCAGCTCATCGCCCTGCAGCCGACCGGAAGAGAGCGCCTGCGAGAGCTGCAGCATGGCACTTTGCTGTTCGGCTGCCGATGCACCGGATGCTATGAATACCTTGTTGAGCTGCTTGGCAAATTTGATTGCGCCATCGTTAGACTTGAATATCTGCGTGCGTGCGACCTTAGCGACAAGATCGGCGGTGATATTGTATTCACTTCGGGTTTCATTGGCCGCCTGCCGCACGGCATTCTGGAGTTGCTGTTGCGTGCGCAACCCATCATTTATAAGACCGAGGCGGGCGTTAACGCTTTGAAGCGCGTCGGTATTGGTCATGCTTTGTTCAACACGGCTCCAAAGCTGCTGAGCGAGCTGCAGGCCCTGATTGGCTACCACAATTGCCCGGCCCCATAGATTGAAGCCCGTGGCCGTACGCCGGGCACTGCTATCTACATTATTTACCTGCCTTCCAGCGTCGTTGAGCTCCTCCTGGAACTGTTCAACTTCGCGCCCGGCAAGGTCAATCTGTTTCTGCGCGGCCGCGAAGGTTTTGTCGATGTGAGTGGTGTTTGCGGCCGCATTCGCCTGTTCCATCGCGGATATGACGCTATGCGTTGCCGTAAGGTTGGACTGCATGACGCGCAGGAAATTTCCCTGCAGCCGTAGTGAAGATGATATCGTCGACATACAGTCCACTCCTTCCGGTTATTTTCTGCCCTTACGAGCCTTTACCTTTTTGGCATACTTCGCGCGCTTTTCGAGCTCCATGGCCAACACGGCAAAAATATGCCCTTTTTCCTGTCTGCTGCAATTCATCCATTCCCAAGGAAACCGCCCGTGTTCGACGATCAGGAAGTAACTGTACCAGCTTTCTCGGTCTCCTTGGTTGAGGAGTTTTTTGCCTCTTCAATGGCCTCCTCAAGGTCGAAATCGCAAACCTCTTGCACGGCTTCGTGCAATTTCGCAAATTCGCCTGCGGAGAGCATCTCCTGCAGGAGCTTGTCTGCTCCCAATACGCCATACGACTGCTGCAGCTCGGCGTTACGCAAATCAGGGTATGTGACGGCTTCCGCGGCGAGCTCGGCGGTGTATTTGTTCGAGTCAAAATGCACGCGCTGCTTGCCGCCCTTCTCTGTGACCATTTTGGTGCAGTGGGCTTTAATCTCAGCGTTGACGGTTTCGGTGACGCCTTTGAACTTCCACTTAAGAGGTTCACCGTCCTCACCGATGAAGCGTTTGCTGATTTCACGCTCAAGCACGGGCATAGGCAGTGCGGATGTCTTAAAAAATGCAGATAACGTCATACCTTATACCTCCCTGAAGCTCTGCGGCAGCTGGACGCCCTCGAAGGTGAACGGGACTTCCTGTTCCTCAAATCCGTCTTCCGTATCAAAGGACGCCATAACAATCTCGTCAAGGTTGCAGCGGGTCAAAATAGTGGTCTCCGCTCCCCAGGGCGTGGCCTCATCCTCATTCGTACAGACAAGACTGAAATATACATCCTTACCCGTATTGATATATTCCATCATCATCTGTTTAAAAAGGGAGGTTACGCGATGAATTGTGAGCGTGCCGGAACCTTGCCAGGAAACCGCCTTATGTCCTACGCCTCGCGAGCCCAGCGCACGAACTTCTTCCTTGTTTTTTGTAACTGTCGCCTCAAGGCTTTTACCAAAGAAGAGTTCGTAGTTTCGGCCGTCTACCTGCACATAGGCGTTAGCCGCAGCGCTGCGAATCGCATTATCTGATGTAAATACCATAGTTCTCCTCCTTTACACAGCCGCCGATACAACGATGGTGTTGTAGAGCTTCTCCATGACGTCGATCGGACGTGCGCCATAGGTTACAACGACGGCATCGGATGCATCACCCTTGCTGATCACAATATCATCGGCAGAGACGTCCGACAGAATGCCCTGTTCTTCGAGTTCTACGAAATAGGCGAATATTTCAGCCTTGAACAGCGCCCGGCCATCGCTCAAGTTGGAGATCTTACCGACGTATGCCGCGTTTCCGCGTTCCTGAATATGATTATCAATGGTGTCTAAGGTACGGATGATTTTGTTCTTGCTGAATGCCTTCGGCCGTTCCTCGGTGAATGTAATCAGCGTGTTAATATCCGCACATATTCTCACCTCATTGCTGCCGTACGGACCGGGTATGAACACGATCTGCCCGGCGTTGATGTTTGCAGTCAGTTGGGTGTTGGTATAGCGCGTAGCAACGTCCACCGCGCCGGGCACGATGGCATTCGTAAGGCTCTCCGTCAGCGGAACGCCTGCAGTTGCGCCGGCCACAAATGCGGTTGCCTGCGCCGCTGTCAGCACGGTACCGTCGGCAAGCGTATATCCATTTTTTACGCTCAGAACCGCATAGGAATTGACACTCAGCGTATCGGGCACGACAGCCTGTATGTTCTTACCCTCTTCCGTACGCAGCCGTTGCGCATAAGCCGTGAATAGAGCAATGACGTCGGTAGTCGTAACCGGGCAAGACACCGCGTGGAAAGTATAGAGTTCGAACGCAGCCAATGCGGCGCTGTAGTCTGCCGTAACCACGCTTCCGTCTGCGCCTCCGGTCAGGGAAACTCCCGCGCTCGCGGTAAGTACGCCCGTGCCGGAAAGTGTGATATATGCGTTTGCGGATAGCCCCGCAACTTCCGCAGCCTTTTGGATATCTACCTCGGCCGTGCCCCTGAAGGTGCGTACATAAAACTGGCCGGATTCACCGGCGACAGCTTCAACGCTGATTTTCAGCTCATTTCCGAGTGTGCCGGGATACTTGGCGGTCGCGGTCAGATTTCCGGCTGTAGCGGTAGCGGCTGTGCCTTCGTTCAGCCTGTACAGCAACACAACAGATGCTTTTTTGATAGCCTCACGGATTAGCAGTCCCGCAGTACCCAGTACTGCAAGGATAGCGTCGGCCGTATCTTTCGTAATAGTAAGCACGGTCTTGGGCGTCAACCAGGGAAGGATGAGCGGCAGCGCAACGATACCGCGGTCGCCGGCGCTGATGCCGGCAGTTGCCTCGCCACGTACGTTTGTATATACGCCGGGCAATACCTTGTTTTGGGTTGTCCAGTTTCCACCGGCCATTATTTTTTGACCTCCTTCGCCAGGTAGGCCGCGACAGCCGCCTCGGCCTGCTCGATTGTATATTGCTTCCGGGGATTAAGCGCGCAGCCCCATACATCATGGTCAATGCCGCGCTTCTCCCGGAGCAGCTGCTCATATGTGTACTGGGGCACCGGCGTTTCCGGAACCTCGGCAGTGCTTTTGCTCACTTGATTGCCTCCTTTATGGTGATCCGCCCCATGAGAGGAGCGTCCTGTGATATATAGAGATGCAAGGTAAACGGGCAGCGGATATGTAGGGGGATGGTTTCTTTACCCCTGGATTTGGTCGATAACGCAACTTTGATATCACCGCACTCCACCACGTCAATATTGCTGGTGATAGTTGCGAATACGTCGTTGAGCTCTCGCTCGCGGTCAACAGCCATGATCGGCGAGTGATACGCAATATCGACTATTCCCTTAAGCTCGTATCTACGGCCAAATGCGCGGCGAGAATCCGGTTCTTCGATTGATGCAGTGAAAAACCGGTCAGGTGTTTTCTGCGGCACTTCATCCGCATATATGGGGTAATCCGGGTATAATGCATCCACGGCGGCTGTAACACCGCCGAGGATGGAATGAAATATGTCCTTGAAATCGTTCATAGCTTCGCTCCCAGCTTATTCATGTATTGCGCGGCGAACCGATCCAGCTCGCGCTGGGCCTTAATCTCGCTATCGCGCAATGCCCAATTACCCTTAACTCGCGGAGATTTCAGGCGCAGGAAGATGCCATACTTGCCGTTTTTGTGCATCTTGGCTTCCTGCCCATAGGCGGTAACAATACCGGCGCGCAGTTCAATAAAGATGAGCTTTCCAACAGCGCCCTGCCGATGCCCTTCCTCCAGCCAGCCCGCATGCATCGCAGTATTGTATACTTCGCTGACGAAATCGTCGCCTTCCTTAACAACGGGGCTTCGGGCGGCCTGCTCGCGCGCTTCCGGACTGCTGGGGGAAAGGCCGACGGGTATATTTTGTTGATATCGCTCAAGATGCCGATCCGTGATGCGGTTCAGCCCCTGGCGCAGTTCGGCGTCTGCCCCCTTAATGATCTGCTCCATTCGCGCGGCATAGTCCTCCAGCCTCATGCGCGCTCATCCCCTCCGAGAGGTACTTCCGCATGGGATACGTACCGCATGGGCCGGCCGGCGCGCAGCGTGAAGCAGTCGCCTGCCGCGGTTGTCACCGTCACTTTGTCGCCCAGCTGAATATCTGCGTCGGGCGCACAAAAATAGACGCCGTCCACGCGAGCCAAACCGGTCAAGCCCGTGGAGCGGTATGGATCTCCGCTGTTTTTGCTCCACCCGCCCGGCACAGCCGTATGAATAAGCTCTTCCGTCTGCCTGGTTTGCTTGGTTACCGGGTCTTTTTCACCATTGATACGACGATAAATGGCGGCGTTATCGGTATATGTGGTTTCAAGTATTTTACGCTCCTGTTCAAAAGACGTCATACGGCACGCACCACATTGAACGACTTGACCCGCTTATCCAGCGAAGCAAAAGAGTATCTCGGGAGATCGATTGCCGGGTTGTATTGTATCGTGGTATCTCCGCGCTTGATGGAGCTTACCGCAGCTTCACCACCTCCGGAGCCTATATCCTGCCGGTAAAATCCTATAGACAGATCCACGATGAGCCATGCCGCCCGATCCGGTATTACCGTGCGGCGTGTTTTTTCATAAAAATGACCCTCCGCGCGGGATATCAGTTTTTCGACATCCTCATCCGGCATGTCTTTCAGCGTTTCCTTTACCCGCGCTATGGTAGTTGCGAGGTCCATTTTACCCCTCCTGTACTCGCTCCTGCTGAGCTGCGGCAGCAGCTGCCTTCTCAGCTTCTTTCTTTTCTGCGGCCGCTTTCTTTTCCGCTTCCTTGCGCGCCTTTTCAGCAGCAGCCTTTTCAGCAGCGGCCTTTTCAGTAGCGGCCTTTTCAGTAGCGGCTTTTTCAGCAGCGGCTTTTTCAGCAGTCAGATCAACCGGATTTCCAGACGGTGGCGTGATATCCTCCCATCCGGCCGCCAGCAGCTTGTCTATTTTTCCGGGATCGTCCGTTACTCGGACGATCCCGTTGTTACGAAGCTTCATGATGCGCTCCTTACTGCGCGATCAGCGCGCCGATGGAGGGGAGCTGACGCTTAAACGACCAGCAATCATAGACGTAGCGCGCCTGGATCATAGTACCATCGAATTTCTGATTGACCTCGGGGCCAAATTCTTTCAGAGAATCAACCTTTCCGACGGCTGCGGCCGCCTCGGTCCCCATGATCAGCGCGTGTATCTGCTTGCTGGTAGCGTCGGCAACGATGCCGCCGGCGGTCTGTCCAGTAGTGCGGCCATCATTGATCTGGATCACGGTCTGCAGCCGCTTAGCGGGGGCAAACAGTATCGGCAGATCGCCGAGCATGGTCACGTCAGTATATGTCACGCCGTTGATCGAGACCGTGACTCCGAAGCGCACCTGGTAGCGATTAGTGGAAGTGGTTTCGGGGAAGTACTGTTTGAGGGTGCTGGACATTACGCATACCATGTCTGCAGCAGCTTCGCTATCATCTTCAATGATCTGCAGCATGCCGGAAATTTCCTGCAGGATGTTGGTCGCGTTGAGCGACGCCAGCGCCTTGACGTGCGTACCCACCAGCGCGGTCTCGGCGGCCAGCGCTGCATAAATACGGTTAAAACGGTAGGTATCCTGCTCCGGTACCAGCTTAGTACGGGCAAACGTACGGATGATGTTCTCCGCCGTTGCAATATAACGGCTATCGGCGGGGTCAAGACGGTCAATACGGAATTCAACGGCGCGATCCTGTGCGAATGTATAATCACGCCACCGGGTTGTAACAGAACCTTTGGGATATGCGTTGTCAGTGTCCTGGGTATCATAATCGCCCAAGCCGGAAACGTCGATTTCGGCGATCTTGACCGTATCACCGCCATCATACTCCACCTGATCTTCATTCGGCGTCAGGAAGCCGCTTTTCGAGGATGCTACCAGTTCCTCATCTATAAAGTCCTGGTAGGTTTCCGCATTGGTGATGTCGTTCGCCATATGGTGCTCCTTTCAAAATAGTTACTTGCTGGAAATTACCTGAACGCCACGAGTGCGAACGGGCTTTTCTTTTGTAGTGGGCTTGTTCTCAGTACCGCCCGGCTGAGTAGACATCATCCTGCGACCGGCCGCCTTGAAACGTTCCTCCACACCGGCCTGCACGGCAGCCGTATACATGGTCCCGAACGCTTTCACGCGCTCGACGGTGGTCTTTTCGTCCGTACCCTTTACAAAGGGCAGGGCATCGGCAGGCAGCTTGGCGTCGGTGAGCTGCTTGCGTGTGTACTCGGTCAGTTCGCCGTCGGCCACCTTGGCCTGAAGCTCAGCCAGCTTGGCTTCACTATCCTCGCGGAGCTTCTTTTCTTTTTCGGTTTCGCTCAACTTGGCCAGCTCTTCAGCCTTCTTGGCCTCTTGCTTTGCCTTTTCATCTGCATCTTTTTGCCACTGCTTTTTCATTTCCTCCACCTGCTCGGCTGTGAAGGATTTAGGGGACTCCTGCGCCGGGGGCGTGGTCTGCTGCGCGGGAGGTGTGACCGGCTCCTGAGCCGGGGTGGGATTATTGGTCATATCGGCCATGTGATAGATCCTCCTTTAATTTGGTGCACTAA